AGAAAGATCAGTTAGGTAGTTGTTCACTCTATAACCTTGAGGAACCATACCCATAGATACGATTGCATTTATATCGTTATCAGCTGTTCCAGTTCTACCTTGAGACTTCATAAGTCTCTCAGCTGTAAACTGAAGCTCTGAAGGGATAATCATTTTTATCCCTCTCGCTGCAATTCTAAGACCTCTTTCGTCGGTCATAGCTGCAATGTCAATCATTGACTGCTCTAATGACGTTTCGTTAAGATCTGCTTGAGTCGTTAGCGTGTTCTTGAAAGAACCTGCTACCGTTGTGTGCGAAGTGTTAAATAAGCTGACACCATCACCTGACTTAAATGTGTTAGTTGATGGTAAACCATTAATTAATCTCAGCGTGCTGATTTTCATACCTTTTATATTCCAGCCCAAATAGTGCATTTAGGCCTGGCTCTAGTTCTTTAACTAGTTGTGATCTTGATATTGCCATTGTCTAATTACTCCTATTATGATTGTAGCTCGATTAAATTAATACAAACAACAGCAGAAAAATTAGCTGCAGTAATATCCTCATTTTCAGGATCTTCTGCAGATCTAAGTAATCTAAATTGTTTGTCGTCCGCGCCAGTTGTGCTTGTGTCTAAAGTAGCTGATGACTTACCAGTGGTATCACTACCCGCTGATGTATTCATGTCATAAGTTTCTAAAAACTGTGCTTGTGTTCTAGCGTCGTCAGACGAGACTACATACTGCTGGAGAGGGTTGTCTAATACAAAGGCAGTTATGTCTTCACTGTTTGCAGGTGTAATAGTTGCTTTGTAAAAATTAGCAAATGTTGGCTTTAAAGTGTCAGCCGCATTGTAAAAGATACCATTTAAGACACCTAATACTGGAGCAGCAGAACCTTGTCCACCTACTACATAACCTGAAGCAGATTTCAACGCTTCGCCATTGTAAATAGTTGTGCTATGTCCGGCATCGATAAAGTATTTGCCTTGGTTCTGCACGCTTACGCCTGCAAGTGTACCAGCTGGAACTAAACCGAAACCTGATGTGTTTCTATTAGCCATAGTTGTTTTCTCCTATTTCAACAGTTGTTTATTTAATCCGATGATATTTAAAATTACTTTTTCGTACCACCGAAGGTTACACGAGACTGCCTCTCAACATTGATCGGCATCCTCTGGTCTTGCTCCTTCATTAGATCGTTTTGAACTGCTTCGTTTCTTTGTTCATGACGTGAAGCCATGTACTCTTGTCTCTGCTTCGCAATCTCTTCGGGTACCTTCGCAAGTAGAAGGCCACCTACCCCAATCACTCCCTTGTATTTACCTTCATCAAGTACAGGATAATCAGATGCATTCTCGACTTCTTCAGCACGAACTAATTCATAACCTTCTCTAATTCGTCCAGTTATGTTTTTTGTGTCTTGAAAGCCGACAGTCTCTGCTCTTATCCATCTGTACCTAAATCCATCAGGTGCAGGGGGTGCATCTAGAGAAGATGGTGGAACCCACACTTTTGGTCTTTCAGATTTAGACCGTGTTTGGTTCGCACGAGAAGTGTTTTTATCTTTTTCCATGTTACGCTCCTTCCGTGTTTTTTAGTTGTTTTGCGTACTCTTCGAGTGGCACTCCTAATTTTTTCGCTATTGCGACTTGTGAAGAAGTGAGTTTCACAGTTTTGCGACCAGGCTTTACGCTTCTTGTAGCTGAAGCCACTGTCTGAACAGGGGCGGTCGATTGCTTATCCTCATTTTTACCAAACTTATGCGGAAAGTCAACTCGTATTCTTTTGTCAACCTCTGCATAATACTCGTCTGAGCTAGGATCAAACCCTTCTTTTTCAGTAAGATCCTTATGTATCTCAAATGCAGTGTATGTCATTGCCCTATCAGTTCCAAACCAAGGGTTCTTAGAAGCCCATGCTTCGGCTCTAGGATCAGGGTTTATTGGATCATCTTTTCGAGGGACATTAACATCTCCACCTTGAGACAGATTTGTAGGTTTTTCCTCTTTTTTCTCCTCTTGGCTTTGTTTTATTTGTTCTAGTTTTGCATTCTCAAAAGCGAGTGTAGCAATTCTTTTATTAGCCTCAACTTGAGCCTTAGAGTCTCCAGAGTCTATTGCAGCCGCTAATTCTTTTTGTGCTGCCTCTAAACCTGTTTGAATACTAGTCTCAAATTTTTTAACATAATCAGAATCTGTTTTTTTAAATTTAGATTCTAATTGTTTTCTAGATTCCTCTACACCTTTGGCATAATCTAAAGCTGCTTGTTCTCTTCTTTCAGCTTCTCTCATTTTACGAGTTAGTTTCGCAATACGAGCTTGAACACCTTTACTGTATTCTTCTAGTTTACTATCATCTTCTTTTGGTTCTTCTTTTACTGTTTCTTGTTCCGTGGCACTTGTTTCTTCTTTCGGTGCTTCGGTTTCTACAACCGACTCATCTTTCGTTTCTTCAATGTCTACCTCCGCATCAGGTCCTGATGTATCGATGGGTACCATTTTGTTATCGTCTTCTGGCATAGTTATCCTCCTATGTTAAAACTCATGCAAGATGTCCTCTGGACTATCAATTGTTGCTAACACTTCATCGTCGTTTAGCAGACGCATTTCCCCACCATCTATTTTGATTCGGCTACCTGCATAACGTGCAAACATAACCCAATCCTTCTCCTTGCACCATGGACCCTCAGGATATCTCTCCTTATCCTTATAACATTGAGGTCCCATGGCCATAACTAATCCTACTTGAGAAGCAACTTGTTGCCTTTCTAAAGTAGTTTCAGCTAATACTATTCCACCTTTAGTTGTCTCTTTCATTTTGAAAGGTAAAACTAAAAGTCTCCAACCTGTTGGTTTTGGTAATTTTGGTTCTTCTTTTTTTTCTGATTTTACACCAACCAAAGAATTATCGGGTAATTCAATTTTTGGTTTTGGTGTCAATATTGATGACTGTTCCTTTTCCATTTTGCTCCTTATCTTCTAGCAGGTTAGAGAGTTCCTGTAGCACTGCTTCTATAGCAGCTATTTGTCCTATTATATATCTATATTTTTCCATGCTGTCAATATTACCTGAAGTGACCGACAGTGCTAGAGCGTCTGACCTAGCTTTCATGAATTTAATTAGTTTTGTTACGACGGTTTCTAATTGCATCTTTGCCTTTCTTAAATATAGCAGCGACTTTTGATTTACCCATTACCTTGGCACGCTGTTCTCCAACAGTAAGGATTTGTATTTTTCTTGCAAAAGGTTTTGATATTTTTTTAACTTTTGCAACAGTCTTTCTAGCGTCTGTAGGTGTTGCAAATTTTATACGGACGGTGTCTCTAGGATTCTCGTCCGTATAAAGTCTACGTCCAGACCCTTTAGGTTTTTTACCCGTACCTTTTTTTGGATCCGCCACGTTTCATTTCCTTAATATGCTTCTCTATAACTTTACTTTGTTTCTTATGTAAAGCAGAGGCTTTCTTTAAAGCTTTTGCAACTTTTTTTATTTTCTTAACCATTACGCTTTCTTTTTCATTTTGGCTTTTTTCTTTTTAGCCATCACGTATTTTTTAAGTTGTGGAGGGATTTTTCCACCTTTTTTCATCATGGTATCTTTTCTCATCATACCACCACCCATTTTTGCTTTTCTCATATTAACATTTCCATCTTCTGCGAGCCTGTCTTAGTCTTGAGTTAGGATCTTTAGCAGCTTTAGGAAATTTTTTCATTTGTCCAAGTGATCTCGCACAGAATGATTTACGTCTTTTAGCAGCTTTAGATCCTGGTTTGACTTTGCCAGTGACCGCTGTTTTTAGTTTTGAGCCAGGATTTTCTCTTCTATATCGGGCGACCCCAGCCTTAGTCATCCCTGCTCCAGACTTTGTAGATCTGAAATACTTTTTAGTTTTTGGTGGTTGCTTATCTCTTGCTCTACCACCATCAGCTAATGCTTGTCTGCCATCAGGCACATTTCCATAATATTGTTTAGGTTCACCGAATCTTAAACCAAAATCATTTCTAGACATATGATGCTCTCCTTGCCATAAAACCACCACCCATAGCTTTTGCTCTTTTAGCAAATGTTTTAACATTAGTTGGTTTACCACCAACGCCTTGTGCAACTGCTCTTTTTCTTTTTACAGCTGAACGTCTTTGGCTTTCTGTCATAGATCTTGCTTTAGCTAACGGGACGCATTTTGGATACTTACGTTTTGCATCTGCTTTCTGTTTTGATCTTCCACATTTAGCAAAAGAACCATCTTTCTTTTTACTACCTATGTCTACCCATTTTTGAGCAAACCATTTATCAAGTCCGTTTTTCGCCATAGCATTATGCGTACTTAGTTACTTTTTTTCTGTCTTTTAAAATTCTTCCACAACCTCTAGCAACACCACCTCTAAGATAACCTTGTCTTTTTAATCTAGCAGTTGCTTCCATTAATCCACCCTCAGCTTTACTACCTCTGAAATCTTTTCTTTTTACACCAGATGGGTCTTTTATTTTACCTGCACAAATTTTAGAAGCGTAGGCATTAGCATATGCGCTGGGATATACTTTAAATTTTCGTTTCGCTGCGGCTTTACCTCTGGGACACAATTTAGTCATTATGCTTTTTTACCTCTTATTGCTTTTTCCATTGGTGATTTAAATTTTTTAGCCATCATTTTTTTCTTATTTTTCTTTGGAATAACACCTCTGCCCATCAAAATATCTCTCATAGTAATTTTTCCATCTCCAGAGTAATCAGGAAATTTTCCACCACCTCTTTTTAAAGCAGCTCTACCACCTTTTTTCATTCCTAATGCTTTTTTTGCTAATTCAATATCTTTTTCAGAGAATCTTGGATTATCTGGTTCCATTTTTTTTAAAAATTTCATTGCAGAATTTATTGTTGGAGGTGGTGTATTAGGTAGATTTAATTTTTTATTGTCCATCATTTTTTTAATCATTTTTAAATCTCTTTCAGACATTCTTCCACCAGGTTCCATTTTTTTATATAATTTTCTTATCTGATCTCCTGCAAGAGTAGCCTGACTTTTAATTTCACCCATTCTACCACTGTCTGCTCCACCGCCTTTATCAAAATTTTGTCTGTAATATTTATTTGCCATTATTTTTTTCCGTTTCTAAATATTTGTGTACCCTTTATACCATAAATACTCGCCACGACAAGGATCCACAAATTTGTGAACCATCCCGGCAGCTGTGAAAACATCTCGAAGAATAATTTTACTTTGTCCATCGCTGTTGGATCATCCGATATCACTGCATATGCAAGCACCAACACGGGCAAACTGAGAATTATCAAAACTGCCTCGTCCTTCCAGTCTGATTGTCGGGCTTCTAAAAGTTTACCTTGATAAGCTTCTTCACCACGTGCTTGACGCTCTGCATGTAACAACTGAGCATCAGACATGGCCATCTTAGCCTTTTGCTTGTTGGCGTATATCTTACTTCCAGCAGATATCGCTAATTTAATAGCACTGAACCACATAAATTAGTACGCTTTTGAATTTCTTTTCTTTTCTGGCAACATTCTATTCTGACCACCAACTGGCATCTCAGGTTTTCCTGTTGCAATGTAGTTAAATGCTTTGTCAGCAGTTGTTTTAGATCTAGGATCTATCTCAACTTGTTGATCTGCAACTTTAACTTCTTTAATTTTATCAAGTTTTTGCATTTTTGCTCCTTTTTTTGGTTTTATCCACTCCTTTTATAACACCTTTATTCTTAGATGCATAGAAAACAGTTTCTCCCTTCTTCTTACCATACTGTTTCTTCATAGATTTCATAATTTTTTTACCTTTTTGTGTCAATGGCATAATTAATCGTCTATCATTATCTTGGCATCTTGAATTCCAGTCTTTGCAAGACTTACTCCAGCTCTTAATTTAGCTAAATCTTCATTCTGCTCTAATTTTTCATCAAAATTTTCACCTGATTGCATTAATCTTGCTCTTGCAAGGTCTTGTTGTGCTTGATCGTTGTCTTTTTTACGCTCATTTTCCATTGCACGTAGGTCAACTTCTCTAGATTTTAGTTTTAGAAGAGGATCAGAGTCAAATTGTGATGTAATTTGCTTTTCTTCCTTCATAAATTCTTCAGTCATCTCTGCAATCAACACAGATTTTCTTGCTTCTATCTGATTTGTCATTGATTGTAGTTGTTGTTGAACTTGTGGATTCATGGCAGCCATCTGTTGCATTAACATCATCTCTTGCATTTGTTCTCTAAACTCTAATTGTACTTGTTCTTGTGCCATTAAACTTATGTGTTCTAAAATATTTTTTTGTATAGCACCCATTATTGCAGGATTATTTCTAACCATGTTAGTTGACATAAAATTTAAATGTGCAGTTATATGTGCTCTATGATCTTGACCTGGAAAAGCTTGAAAAGGTTTACCTGCAAGAGCATTTATGTGTTCCATACTAGGATCCATAGGTGCTGTTGGTGCAGGCGGTGGTAAAACTGCATCCACATTTTTAACACCAATCGCTTCATACATGTTTCTATAAATCTGATACATGTTATGTAAATTAGGGTTTGATGTTGCTATTTGTAATTGTGTTTGTGCAAGTGTAATTCTTTGCGACATTGAAAATATATTGGGGTCTGCAACCGGTATAACATCTATTCTATCATCAAAGTCTGCTTGTTTAATGTTCCGTGCTCCACCAACTACATCATATGGATATTCTGGTGGTAAGTATTGAGACACAACTTTAGATAATAATTTAAACTCATCCTTCATAGCTGCGTAACATCTTTTATGTATTGCGCTCATGACCCTTGAACCACGTTCTAATAATGCAATCGTTGTACCAACAGCTGCAGCTTGATTGCTATCTCCTACTTGCATGTCAGCAATAGCGGCAAATCTTTGACCTGCGGATACAACCACACCTAATAAATTTAACAATGTCTGTGAAGGTTCTTTGTATGGTAAAGGAAAGAAAGCTTCTCTTAAATTACCACCTGGTGCATCTACATCTTTAAATTCACCTGGTTGTATTGGAGCTGCTTCATCTCTAACTCTTACACCCCTTTGTTTAAATCCTGCAGGTAAATTAGATAATGTTCCTGCATCTAATAATTGACGGAGAGCAGCAGTCGCAGTTCTGCTCAATCCGCCAATCATATGTATTAACCCAAAGCCATAAAATCCAAGTCCTGGCAGAAATTTAAAATGAACAAAATATTGAATTTTATTTTTTTTCAGATCTTCAGGTGCATAGTTCCTTCTAATAGAAAGAACTTCTCGACTACCTTCTTCCACAGTAACGATATAAGGTAATTTTATTCCTGTTGGTTCACCACTTGAATCAACATCTTCGAAACCTTCTAGGTCTAAATTTACATGACACTCTAGTAAAGTATATATTGTTTCTTGCTTACCAGATTTTTTAGTGCCATCTAATTCTTTTTCTTTTTTCTCTACTGAGTTTTGTTCAACACTACTTGGTGGTGCTAATTCTATATCTCTGTAAAAACCAGACACTTGTTGTTTTCTTAATTCATTCTCTGACATTTTAACAACATGAATTACAGCTTCAGCATCTTCTATTGAAGTTGCAGTATATGGCACAACTAATTCATCTGCGGGTACAAACTTAGATACAACTCTTCCTAATGGTACATCATAATAAACTTTTTTAAATGTAGAACCTGCAAGTGGTAAATGAAACAACATAGAGTCAAATTCTTCTTCATACTCTTTCATTTGATCCATGATTAAATAATTCATGTAATCTTTAACACGTTGTGCTTGTAATTCTGTTTGTGGATTTTTAACTCCTATAATCTGTGTTCTTACAGGTCCGTCACTTGGTAATAATTCTTTATATGCTTGTGCTTGAAACTGTGTAACAGCTTCAGCTAAAACTGGATGTGTTGCACCACTTGCACCTTGAAAGGGTTCAGTTCTATTTTCATATTTAAATCCTAATAAGTCTAAACCTTGTGTATAAGATTGTTCCCAATCTTTTCTTGATGCTTTGTAATCCATGTAATTTTGAACCATGTCACCACCGATTGGTTCTAAAATGTCTTCAGGTAATATGTCTGCTAAATTATCAAAATGATTTTCTGTTCCAGGTATATTAATTGAACCTGGTTCAAAGTCTAATGTTACACCACCATCGTCTTCAGGTATAACTTCTACCGGTGGTTTTTGTTCTACAACTTCTTCAACATTAACTTCTTCAGACGGTATCTCTACCTTTGATCTGACTTCGTTGGGAAGCGACTTGTCTATTTCTGCCATTTAATTTCTCCAGTTTAAAGGTTTTAACTTGTTTTAGGGGAACATTCAACCCTTGAGGGTTAGGTCCTCGTAAAGGTGGTATCGTTGTTGTTAACTTTTTAATCATTACTCACCT